TGACATAGACGACTACTCTTATAAAACTTTATCAAAACTACCAAAAGATCATGAGCCCATTCAATCAATGGAAGGTTATCATTTATTAAAAAACTATGTAAGGCCGCCTGAAGGCGAAAGTATTTTAGGTGCTACTGTTTATAAAATGGATTCTTTAAACGACTTTGAAAAACAGACAAGTATAAGTTATAAAGGTCACTTATTTAATAGTGTCCAGGATAGAAATATTATAACAAATACTTATATTACAGATTGGAACATACAATCATTTAAAACAGAGGATCAATATCAAAAATCCATTGTATCTATTTTAAGTAATTTTGCAAATAGTGACAAACTGTCAATCTAGAGTTTTTGTAATAGAAATATCACTTATATTATTACAAAAAGTATAAGGGCATACTGTTTTTGTTTCAGGCAAACTCCAATTAGTATCTGATATGTTACCAAAATTTAATGCACCACACCAACTACTATACATATCCCCACTAGCATCTATATTAAGACTTTCGAATCCTAAATGACATCTCATACCCTGAAATGAATTTAATCCTTTATCTATTATTTGATGGCTCTGAACATATTCAGCAGTACTATCATCATATAAAAATTCAGTCATCCAGGCATTAGGATCTGGTTCAGGATCTGGAACGTACTCAGCACCTGGTATGTTTAATACAATTTTTTCTGGTAATTCTTGTGCTTTAATGCCAGGCCTTTGCATTATTTCTTGCTCTTCTGTAGTGTATTGCCAGTATGTTTCCTGCTTATTCTGACGTCCTAAGAGCTTCTTATACATGGTTTTAACACATATACTAACCATATTGTATTTGTTATGCTCACAGTCTTTAAACAATTCACGTATTTCGTCTGCAAATTCGCCCAATCTGAGCACGTCTCCGCTTATTCCTGCAATATTAATGTCTATATGTACATAATCCTTAATCTCATTAATAACATTAAGGAAATGCTCGGAATCTTGCGATTGAGGGTGATATGTTAGTACAACACTATCCATATACTGTTTTGCTTTACTCCACCAATTTACTGTTCTACTTGCATTGGTGTACACAATACTAGTACTATTTTGTTCACTAATAGTTTTAATTATGTCTTCAAAGCCTGGTATTACAGTTACTTCTCCGCCTATTAATTCATACTCTGTCTGTTTGTCTAATGCTTTGTAGTGCGTTGATAAACGTACTATTGCGTTTATGTACTGTTCTTTACTTAACCAAGGCTTTGTTCCATTATGTAAAATGGGCGGACAATACTCACACTGATAATTACATGAATTACCCATATTCCATTGTACTCTTATTGTGTTGGTATTGTTTCTGGCGTGGGGGCCACGAACAGAAACCAGGTTGGACATTAGAGCCCTACATTAACTGTAAAACTTCCCATTGTTACAGAATGCATACATGTTGCTTTAGAACCTACCATAGCAACTGGTATATTTCCTGCAAATACTGTTGTAGAACATGCGGCTATTATACTAGCACCAATGTGCGGTGCTTCACCGTGTGTTGATACAGTATCTCCTAGTGTTGCTATTGGCCTGCCTTCTACGAAGACGCCAGTAGGCTTGGTGCTTTGAATAACACCAGTACCAACCATATCCATGAATCTTGCTACTTTAGGCATAATAGTATTTATCTATTATGACTGCAATTTTACTAATTCTAAATAATCTGTTGAGCTGTTTTCTAGTGCGGAATCTACTGATAAGTATTGTTCTCTTAAAATAAATACTTCTTCTGATTTGCTTGTAAATGTATATGGTACTACTGCTACTTCATCTTCAGTAATAACAACTAATCTAGGTTTATCTAATGTGAGAGTAAATTTTTTCTCATCATAACCTGTAAGTGTTGCTATTAGTTCTATTCCAGCAGTAGTTTTCACTGTAACTACTTTACCTAAATTTGCTTTTAATATGTTTTCGTACATTATAAACTAAAACCTTTAAATGTGTCTCCATCAACGTCTTGTTTGGTACCACCTATAACGTATGATGATATTTCTGTCTCTTGTGGAGCAACTTGTACTGATCCACCTGTAATCCATGCTTGAGTCCAAGGTAATGGATTGGTACCACTATTATATATCTTCTCCTGACCCACGGCATGCATTCGTTTGGCCGCGATAAACTCTACATATTGCTTTAATAGTTCTGCATTAAGGCCTATAATACTTCCGTCTTTAAACAAATATTCTGCCCATGTTTTTTCCTGCTCTACTGCATCTACAAACATTTGTGTACATTCTTCATAAGTTTCTTTTCTTATTTTCTCAAAGTCTGGATCGTCTTTTGGTAAAAATTTTAGCATCTGTTGTGTACTTGCTAAGTGTACATTTTCGTCTCTGGCAATAAGTTTAATTATTTTTGCGTTACCTTCCATTCTTTTAAGTTCTGCAAAAGCCCAACTACATGCGAAACTAACATAAAAACGTACACCTTCTAATATGTTTACACTCATTAATGCTAACCATATTCTTTTCTTATGTTCATATTCATCATATGTTTTATAACCTTTGTCTCTTAAAAGATTATATTCAATTAGTTTGTTATAATTTTCTGTAATACTATCTGCACAATCACATATTTCTTGTATGTCTAACATAGTATCAAAAACTTTGCTTGGGTCAGGATAGACGTTTCTAATAATATGTGTATAACTTCTACTGTGTATAGTTTCACTAAATGCCCAAGTCTCTATCCAGGTTTCTAATTCTGGTAGACTTACTATAGGCAGAAAAGCCAGATTAGGTGAGCGACCTTGTACACTATCAAGTATGATTTGTCGCTTTAAATTACTTGTAAAAATATGCTGTTCAAAGTCTGTAAGATTTTTAAAGTCGGTTGCGTCTTTAAGGATATCAACTTCCTCTGGTCTCCAAAAGAAGCCCAACTGTTTATCAGTTAGTTTATCAAACTGTTTATACTTTAGTGTGTCATACCTTTGTACAACAGGACCGCCTGATGGATCTAAAAACATCTTTGCTTTAGTATGATGTTTCTTATTTTTTGTATCTAATACTGTCATTTTTTAATTTCCGCCTTTTGTCCTATTAAGTGCTGGTCTTTTTCCGTTCTTTTGCATATAGAATGCTATTAAATCTTCTTCATCTACACTATAGGTAGAAAAAGTTTTTGTTATTTCTGTGCCTACAATATTAGTATAAGAAAATTCTTCAATATGACTCTGCTTACCCCATAATTCCATTCTGATATCAGTTTCTGCTAATTGCTGTATAATGTATTCTGCATTTTTGATACCTGTACCACTACCACCTCTGAAACCTTGCCTGTGTTCTCCCCATCTCTTTTTTATAGACTTTCCATATTTACCTATATAAATTACTTCTTCTTTTTTATTAGTATCGTTTACAAGTACCCAACAATATACCCCTGACTTTACTTCACTTGCAAATGGTGTATGTGTAGCATTTAAGTCTGGTACATCATTTCTGATAACTACATCAACATCACCTGCCTTGGTAAAACCTAATTGTTTTAATTCATTACTGTTCATATCTTACAACTCTCACAATCTTCATCATCTATTTCAGTGATGGCGAGGTCTTCTTGAGCGTCATCTTTATGTATATCAATTTCGCCCTGACCATCGTAGGTATTATTATAGTATAATTGTTTGCCACCGTATTTATAAAACATCAGTATATCTTGTATTAAAACACTCATTGGAACCTTCTCATCTTCGTAATGTTCAGGGTTATAACTAGTGTTTACACTAATACCTTGATCAATATACTTTTGTAATACTGCCATAATTTTTAAGTAACCCTGTGGAGACTTCTGTTCCCATAATAAATCATATTTGTTTTTATAATAAGGATATCCTGGTACTACCTGCTTTAATACTCCATGTTTACTTTGCTTGATACTTACATAACTTCGTGGAGGTTCAATACCATTTGTACTATTACTAATTTGTGCAGATGTTTCTGCAGGCATTAATGCCATTAGTGTACTATTTCTGATTCCTGTTTCTTTTAATTGTTTTCTTAATCCTTTCCAATCTTGCCTTTCTTTATGCTTTACTAAATCATCTACATCTTCTTTATATGTTTGGTTAGGAGTAATACCGTGCCCATATTTTGTTTCCATATTTTTAGGACATGCACCTTTCTCTACTGCCAAGTCGGCACTTGCTTTTATAAGACCATAACTCCAGGCTTCTGCCCATTCATCTACTAAATCTAAGTTAGGCTCCTGATAAGTGGTATCATTTTTTGCTAACCAATATGCGAAATTAATTATACCAACTCCTAGTGGGCGTCTGTTCATAGTGCTATATTGTGCCGCTAAAACAGGATACTCTTGATAATCTAGTAACTCATCTAATCCTCTTACTGCCAAATTACATACTTTTTGTATCTCTGTTGTATCTTTTACAACACCCCAATTTACAGCACTTAATGTACATAAACTTATTTCGCCTTCAGGATCGTTAATGTCTGTTAAGGGCTTTGTGGGTAAATCTATTTCACAGCAAAGATTACTTTGTTTTACAGGTGCTATATCAGATATAAATGCACCATGATCATTTGCATGATCAACATTCATTAAGTATATTCTACCTGTGTCTTTTCTTTCTGTAACAAAATTACTAAACAGTTCTAATGCTGGTATAGATTTTTTTCTAATACTTGTCATACGTTCTGCTTTTTCGTATAACTCTTTAAATTTGTCTTGATCATTAAAGAAGCAGTCATATAATCCTGGCACATCTTGTGGACTAAACAAAGTAATATTTCCGCCAGTAATTAATCTTTCATACATTAGTTTATTAAACTGTACACCATAGTCCATGTGACGCACTCTGTTGTCCTCTGTGCCCTTATTGTTCTTTAATACTAATAAGTCCTCAACTTCCAAATGCCAAATAGGGTAGTATAATGTAGCGGCTCCGCCTCTTACTCCACCTTGGCTACAACTCTTAACTGCTGACTGAAACATTTTATAGAATGGAATAACTCCTGTATGAGTTGCATCTCCACTCCTAATTTTGGAGCCTACGGCTCTAATACTACCAGCACCAATGCCGATACCTGCTTTCTGACTTACATACTTTACAATACTGCTACTTGTTGCATTAATGCTATCTAAACTGTCATCTGTTTCAATTAGTACACATGAACTAAATTGTCTTTGTGGCGTCCTAACACCTGCCATAACTGGCGTAGGCAAGGAAATTTTAAATGTGCTAATAGCATCATAATAGGCTTTTACATAGCTCATTCTGTTTTCTATTGGATAGTTACTAAACAATGTGGCCGCAATCATCATGTATGCTACTTGTGGTGTTTCAAATATTTCACCACTTGCTCTGTTTTGTACTAGATACTTACCACGGAATTGTTCCATAGCCGCATAGGTTAAAACTTCATCTCTGTTATGATCTATATATTCTTGTAATTGATTTATTTCTTCTTTTGTATATAAATCAGTAAACTCAGAATCATAAAAACCTAGATCAATATTTTTTTGTATTATATCACATAAGCAAGGAGGCTCAAATTCACCATATACCATTTTACGCAAATGATAGTTAATAAGTCTACCTGCTACATATTGATAGTTTGGTGCTTCTTCAGTGATTAAATCTGCGGCACTTTTAATAAGTGTCTCTTGAATATCTTCTGTTGCTATTGATTCAAAGAACTGAATTTTGGAGTTTATCTCTACTTCTGATGCACTAACACCTGAGATGTCTTCACATGCATACATAACTACTTTGTGTAACTTGTCTATGTTTAAATCTTCTAGTGTGCCGTCTCGTTTTTTAACTTGCATGTGTGTATTATCCCTAATTTCTGTATTGTAAAGTAATATTTATCGCAGAATTATTCTACTATATAACTGTACAAAAGTCAATATGAAAGTTTCTTTTTATCTAATCTGTGGGTTTGAAATACAGTTGCATTATCCTGTACAAACTCCCAACTTTCAATCTTACCTGAAGTAAAATTATAAACGTTGTTATCATCTAAAAGAACTATTCCAGAGTCTCCGTTTATGTTATTACTTATCACTGGAAAGCATAACTCGTCGCTAGTAATGAAATTTTTATTTATTAGTGTAGCAGTTAGTAATATTGTTACGCCTGTTTGACAAAAATATCCTTCGCTAACAATTTCAAAAGGATCAGGCCAACTTTTAGGAGTATAGTAATCTAAGTAACGTGAAAGTATTTTAATATCTGAAAATTCTTTTACAAGGTCTTCTGCAGACAGATAATCTTTTTGTCTTATCTCTCTCCAAATTCTTAATCTTTCTGTGGGACTATGCGTTTTTAGGAACATCAATCATTATGTTGAAGGTGCGTTCCATTTTCTAACAATGTATTTCATGGCACAAGATTGGTTTACACTACTTATTGCTGTGAGAGTTAATACACTACTAGCCACATTTGCTGTGAACTGTACATTTCCTGTTACACTACCAAGTGCTTTGTCAGTACCATAATCCTGTATGACTACATCTGCAGGATTTCCTGATCCATAATCATAACTGGACAATTGAAGTAATCCAACTTTTCTGTATAAGTCTGCACCATTTCTAAAGTCTAAACTGTAATCTATTACGAAAGTATCAAAAGCAGTCATATCAAATGTTTTAATGTTAGTATTTGCTTCTGCTGGTACACTTGCTGTTTCTGTTGAGTCATATCCTACATCAGGTAATCCACTTGAGGCACCCTCGGCAGTTTGTAACTGAATGTTATTTTTTACATTTGTTAAACCACGTGAGTTGACAACTAGACTTCCTAAGCCACCTGAACCAGGTGTATTATAAACATTGTATTCAAAATATAAGTTGTTTACTAATGTTGAGAAGTTTCTGGCTTCTTCATTAGTATCAAATGTAATTTCTGTGCCTTCTGTATTTGTATTTAAATTATATGAATTAATTTTTGCATCTAAAGTAGAATTAGCCTTATATCTTTGATTTACTTGAATATTATTAAATACATTAAGGTTTACATTTTCCATTGCTTCTACTAAAAACTGCTCTAATTGAGCTCTTATAGTATTAGTTGATCTATTATAATTTTGTGGTGTAAGTTTTAAATTTGTTAATGTGCTACCACTTTCGTGTAATGTAAAGTTTGCTGGGTTACTATTTTGAGTAGACTTATGAGTAAAATACACTTGCTTTGATGCTAATGCACTACCTGTTGCTGAATCAAACTCTGGTGTAACATTTAAACTACCCCATGATTGCGTTACGTTAGAACCTGTTGTAATGTTTCCTCTATTATTAATAATTCCTGAAATAGTATTTAAAGAAGTAGTAATATCGCCACTACTAGGTGCACCAGATATATCATACTGTAAAACTCTTGTGTGAGCTAGTGTACCACTTGTAGCACCACTATATCCACTAATTGCAAACTGGAAATGTGTGGCATTTGCGGCAGTAATATTGTGAACACCGTTTACTGCTGAAACACTACAATTTGATATATGAACACGGTTAAAATTATTTGCTGTTGAAGTTGGAACATACTTTTGATTTGCATGAGCATAAGGTACTGTAAACGTATCTGAAGATTCTGCAAATGTTATATTATCAATTAATTCGCTATCTTTACTTACTAAGAAATTTGTAAATGTTAAAGTACTTACATCTGAAGTACTTAGGGCCGTAACTGCTATATGTTTATGCTGAAATCCTATATATCCTGAACCTGTAGTCGAATTAACAATAATTAAGTCTTCAGGTATTTGCAAAAATGTAGGTACACTATCTCTAGCATAAAAATTTGTTAATGCACTATATCCTGGTTTAATATTAGCATCACCACTTGGTGCACCACTTAATACTCTGCTAATTGCGGAATTACCATAGTAAGTAATACCTATATCATCACTTGTTAATGGAATAGATTTAAAAGTTATAGTATGATCATTACCTAAACTTGTACCTGATGAGAAAATATAGTCCTCAGTAGTTAAGTTACCAATACTTGCTATATTGTTTCCTATAAGTGCTATACCGTTTTTTACTACACTTAAATCGTCGGCATCAAAAGCCGAACCTGTTTCTATACTAACAAGATTTCCTGCTCCTACTGAACTTCTAAATACATCTCTTGAACTGTTTGTGTCACTAACATCTGAACCACCAGTATATGTAAAGGCTTTTGCTGTTCCATTTAATCCATCTAAACTGGTGTTATAACGTCTATGTGGTACTGTAAAACTTATAATTTGATTTTTGGCAATACTGTCCACAATTTGTCTTGCGTTATCAGTATTTTCAAATATCAATACTTTATTTTCTGTAGAGTCAATTTCACCACCACCAATAAAAACTTGTCTGCTATCGGTTGATAAACCAATTTCACCAGAACGAAGTGGCTGAGGTAGGTCTTGCTTTAAACCTCTACGGTTTTGTATTCTTGATACTACTACTGTATTGTTACTTGTTGCCATTAAATACGTCTCCTATTAAGTAGTATTTATCATTTTTTGGCCTTTATTTAATTTTGGAATAATAATCTGCTAGTCTATTTGACCATTTATCGCAATATTCCTCAAATTCTTGATCTTTAATAGAGAACTCTGCAAACTTGCCTTCTCGGTCTACCATTAGTATTACAACTTTACTAATTTCCGTTCCCATCATTTCGTTATGTGCTAATGCATAAGCACAACCTTGCATAAAGTAATCTTCTATCCACTCACGTTTTTTAATCTTCTTGGCTGTTTTAAAATCTATAATAGCATCTTCGCCTTCGTATATGCCAATAGCATCTGATGTACCTGCATATAATCCTGCGGCAATTAAACCTACTTCAACACCCCATAATTCGTCCACTTTACTTAGGCCTTGGTCTATCATTTCTTGTAGCATATTTTTAGCCATTATGCTTATATGATTATTACCTTTTATTTCGTACTCTTCACTTAATACATATTTTTCTATTGCATTGTGTACTTTAGTACCTAAACCTGCCGCCTCCTGACTTATACGATTTGCTTCTGCGTCACCTACACGTTTACGCCAGTTAAGTAGAGCTGTTTTATCTCCGGTTTCGCTTAGTACTGTAGTTACACTAGGAACAGGAATACTGTCGTCACCAACGTATTGTCTTTTTCCATTTGCTTGGGTTTCTCTTCGCAGAGCAGGGTATTCGAATTTGTTTTTTAGCATTAAAATTGTTTTAAGTTATTTGTTAATACTATTTACCAGGAAACGTTCCAAGTAATAGTATTATTTGAACTAGTATTTGTTTTTATGTTTACTCCATAACCTAAGTCTGTGAAGTATTTTTTAACATAATTTATTTGATCTAGTTTTGTGGGATCTGTTGTTGTACCATTCCAAACATAGTAATAGACATTACTGTTTGTCATAGTTGAACTGGATACTATATTTGCATATAGTATGCCTGAATCTATATTAGAGAAGACCTCTGATTCGATAGTTTTAATTTCACCATGAATAACTACGTTATTCCTGCTATCCGCTCTTGCCTGTGTGGCATTTACAAAAATATTAGCCATTATAGTTCCGCCTTAATATCTGCTAGGGCCTGATCACCTGCCATTGCCCCTACATCTACTGATGGATCTTCAACATCAGTATCTATATCTGCACCTAACTCATCTTTAGGTACAATAGTTTCATCATCTATACTGTTAGCAAATCCAGATGTATTGACTGCTAACTTTAGTTGGTCCATAGTTAAATCTGTATAACCATTTACGTCTAAAATTTTAAGGAATTTTTTTGTAGATATTTTTTTAATATCTCTGGACATAGCAACTGTAAGGATATCTTGTACTTTTGCTAACAACCCTGCCGCAAAATCCTGATCTTTTTCCTGTACTGCTATAACCTCATTAATGAGCATTTTTACACCTCTACAGGTGCTCTACCTAGTGGCTCTTCTTCTGGTCCTGCCGCCGCTGGTTCGTTTACATCCATTTCAGGTTCTGCTGGTAATTCTTCCATGTCATCTATTGGACTGTCTGCACCTAATGGATCTTCTATGCTACCCATGTCGTCTCCGCCTAGACCCATATCTTCACCAGTAATACTTCCAACTAGACTATTAACACCATCTTTTGCCTGTTTGGCACTTTCTAATGCTCCTGATAAAACACCCTCTGCTTCGCTTTTAAATGAAGCGGCCTTATCAGCACCAAATTCATTTACCATTTGGTCTGCTATTGCAGGTAAATCTTCGTTTACCATTCTGCCTAGTCTTTCTACATGATCTTGAATATCGTCTGCTAATGCTCTAACAGCCATTACAACTTCTGCTTCTTCAACTGACTCAACTTCTTCTGAAAGCATTTCGTCTATAATACTGTCAAACATACTTTCGTTTTTCTTTTCGTCTGATGTATCGCCTGTAACTTTGTAAGTTTTTCCACCTACTGTAAACTCATCTTCGTCATTTTTAATTGCTTCTCTTCTAGCATCTACAAATGCATTTGATTCTCTAACTTTAGCACCAAAGAACTTAATACCTTGTACTACTGCATCTTCTTCAAGTCCATTCAAAAATCCAACAACTGAATCTCTGCTCTTGCCTGTAACTTCTGCAAACATATTAAGTTTTTCTTCTATTGCACTCATGCTGTCATGATTTGTTAATTCTATACCAATCTCTTTAGCAAGTTCACTTAGAAGTTTTTCGTTTAACTCTGAATCTGGACCTTCTGTTGCAATCTCTTCTAGTGATTCATGTGTACCACAACCACCTTCCATGTAATCTTTAGCCGCCATCATAACAATAGGAAGTATGTGTTCATCATCGTGGCAGTAATTAGGATTTTTTCTGAATGTGTTCATGCATTGGCTTACTGCTTCAGATTCAGTACAACCTGAATCCATTAAGTTTTGAACTTCTGCACAAAGTTTTTCTTTCATTTCCACGTATGCTGGTGATTCAGCATACATGCCTTCACTAATCATAGTTTTCATAACATCTTTAATACCAAGATATTTTGCATATTCAGGCTCTAACTGAAAGTTTTTTGTAGTATCTTTCAATTTAATTATAGCCTTATCTGACATCTCGAGTATAGTCTGTAACTTTTCCTTTTTAGGATAAGATGACTTGATACTCATGCCAAACTCTTCGCTTAACAGTTTGTTAATTTTTGTTATTTTATTTTGTCCTTGCTGATTAAAATCTCTAATAAACATAGTTTCTTCCTAAAGTATATGTAATATACTTCTTATTTATCATTTAAATGTAATTTTTGGTCTAAAAAGTTGCTAGATGTACCTTGGCTTCTTTGATCATATCTAAACTATCTTGCATTCTAACACCTGCTGTAAAAACTTTTACTTTGTCTTCACTGGTTTGTATAGTATGTTTATAGAATTGTAAGTCCATATAGTGTTTAAAGTACTTGTCTATATGTCTTTGCATGTGCATTGGATTAACTTCTTCTTTAGATTTGTTAAAACTTTTGCAGGCTCTTTGTGCTAAATTTAAAAAAGGAACATTTTCTATAAAAACAGACTTGTCTAAATAATTAATAATATTATAACCTGGATCGGTTTTTTCTATTACATATACGTTGCGTTTAGCAACTTTTTTTGCTAGACCGTCTAACCTCTTCGCAAGAAATTTTTTATTATAATTTTTCCTTTTGCGGGTAGATTTTGTAACCAACTTGTTCACCTTTCTGTATTTTTTGCAGTACGTCTTTTTTATAAAGTTCTTCTGCAATATATTGTTCTCTTTCGTCTAAACTATTTACACTAACAAAGCCCGATAAATCAACTTTATTGAACAGTCTTGCCTCAGTACTACTGATTAAATTAAGATATTTGTTTTTGTCTTTGACTGCTCTCATATTAACCGGCGTGCATGGCCGCCATGTGTTTTTTATATTTTTTGGTGCCTTTTTTGTGTGGAGATTTTCCTTCAACATACTTGTCCAAGTATTTGTTTTGTTGATTGGGCAATAACTCTTTGAAATCTTCTTCTGTTTTGCCTGGATTCTTACGTAGGTATTCTTGCTTTCCTAATTCATATGGTGAGTTGGGTCTCTGCAAATATGGAACTTGATCTTCTGTTGTTTTCTTCTTTTTCTTTTTAACTACGGGACCAGGTCGTTTTATAATATCACTATTCATTGGTACTGCCACACTGGCTATACCGCCACTACTGGTTGTTTCGTTAATTATGTCCTTAATAAGCATAATACTATTTATCTAGATATATCTCTAACTTAGAAATAATTTCTTGTGCTATATTGTTATGGGTTTGTGGTCCAAAGTGTCCTAAGTCCCTTGCCCAATCATGTTTAGTAGAAATCGTTGGTGACCCTTCTGTTAATACTAATGGAATATTATTCTCCAAGCAAAAACTTTTAATACTGTTTACTGCAAGTAGTCCTCGGTAAAAATTATTTTCTTTTGTAAACATAAAATGTTCCCACATAGCAGATCTATGTTTATAAACATGTTGATCTAATCCTGCTTTTAAAAATTTTTTTACTTCGTATTTACTTTTTGCATTTTTAAGATTAAACAATTCTTCAATATCTGCCATTTCATCATATGGTACATTATCTAGATATGAGTCATCATAATAGTCAGTTAGCAATAAATAATCATTTTGAAGTTGGAGAAACTCCAATTCATTGTACCCTCTACCCATATCATATTCAGTATTATAACTAAAATAACTAACCCTTCCTGGTGGCGGGCAGTAAACTACAACTGCATCTATGTAGCCTACATCAATGTCATCTTGCAAATATAAAGATGTATATAAAGCCGCAGTATCTAATCCTTTTCCTGGCATACCATAATTAAAACATTCCTTGTCAAAGTGGTTTGCTACTTTAAAAGCAAATGTATCTTGTTGATTTAAACCTACTCCAAATGTATGACTACATCCTAAAAATAATATTCCTTTCCCTCTCTCCTGCTTAAAATCTTTACACCTAAAACCATTTTTATCTAAATTATAAATTACCTGTGTTGGATTATTATTTTCGTCGCACCACCCTATTTTATTCATAAGTGATTTTGTAGTTGGATCTGCCATATTACTTTCAAAAAGATGTTTTGTATCACTTGGATACCATTGGCAAGATACTGAGTAATCACTATTCTGCAATTCTTTTCCGCCATGGTCTTCTAAAGGAAGATAGTTTGCACAATCTTTAATGATTGTTTCCTTCATTAAGTCTAAATCAATATCGTATTTGTTATCGTCTTGTGGATTTTTACCTAATACTCTTAGTTCGTTTGCCCATTTGGCATTTGCATTATGATAAATTCCTAATTGATAATCTTTTAATCGTTGTTGTGTAGATGAAAGTGGTTTTTTACCGTATTTGGACATGCAATTATTTAGTTATTTTTTCTTTCTGCCAGCCTTCATGTTGGCACACCAGTGATACATTTTGGACTTCTCACCACTGCTGTTTTTTGCTTTTTTGCGTAGACTTGTAACTGAGCCATTGCAACTGGCACCTGCTTTCTTTACTCTGCCTGGACGACTTTTACCTTTCTTTTTACCGTCTTTAAAGTTTTCTTGTACTTCATATTCCTCATCATCAGGATAATGTCCTGTAGCACTATGATAGTATAACAGTTCTGCGGCATCCGGGTAGCCTTCTGGGTCTATAAATCCAGCATCAGTAATGCCATCTAAGTAAACTTCACCATCCTCAAAATGTTGATTGCCATAACTGGTCATTATACGATATTGTTTGCCGTCTGTGGCTTTTATTATAACACCGTCTCCTTGATCTACCTGTGCTTGGTTTACCCATTCATTATTGGCTCTGTCTGCTTCTTGTGGTGAAAAGTAAGGCTTCTTGGCACTTGGATTCATACCCACAACATCTTCTTCAATGCCTTTTTCAAATTCTGTTTTTTCTAAATCCCAAGGCCCATAATGTTTAGTAGTAGATATTTTTTGTAAAACATCTTTATACGAATATTTTTTTAATTCATCAGGATTGATATTTCCTAATTTATAATATTGTTCTTTCCTCATTACAGCATTATTAGTACAATCTTGTACTACATCGCCTATTTCTAACCAACCGTGTCCATAACGTTGGTCTTTTACATAACTGGCTTGGCCGGTTACATATCCATGAACAAGGCTTAATGAGTTTACCATAGCAGGATTTTCTTTAGCATACTCTAACATTTGTTTTACTGCCGCCTCATAGCAATCTCTTCGTTGAATACTTTCTGGTAGTAGTTTTGCTCTAGTGGCTACCTTTCCATCAAAAACATCAGCGAATGGAACCTCTTGTTTAGATACTGTATCATATCCAGTTACTCTTTTTGGATGTTGTTTTGCAAGATTTTGCCAAATTTTATGTCCTCCAGGACTCTGTGTTCCAAAACTATAAAGTGGTTCTCCATATGCTTTACTAACTGCTAAGTAAACAGGCACAGCAAATCCTTTTCCTCTGTAATTACTGTGAGTAACTACATTTGTTGTAACCCAACCGTCCAATTGTTTTTTTATAGTAAGTAAAAATATAGGTTCTTTATTATTCATAAGGAATATATGTCTAGAAACTCCATTATCATATACTTCATTTCTGGATATTCCTGGTATAGGTGCTAATTTTAAATGTGCATCTTCTCCAAATGGCTGTGGATCAGATGTTGCATCTTCATATCTAAATTTTATTAATCCATTGTCGTCCATATTATCATATGGTTTAGCACTATGAATTTCTTTAAGTTTTTGCTGTAACTTTGATTTAAGTTGTTGTTCTATTGTGGGAGCATCACTAGTTTTATCACTATAATGATCTATTAGTTCTTCTATTGTTGCATCTACTTTAAGAACTTTTACTTTATCTAAATCTAAACTTCTGGCAACATCGTATCTGTGATGCCCATTAACAATATAATTATGTTTGTCTATAATTATAGGCCTAATACTGCCGTCTTGAAATCCTTTTAATGCTCTATCATGCATACCCTGTACTCTTTGATCTTGTACAGGTTTAATTTTACTTAATTTTATTTTTTTCTTTTCAAACTCATAACCAGAATCTTCAAGGTTATTTTTTCTGACTTGTGGCATTATGCTTCTGGGAAACACTTTATCCAATTCAGGTCTGTCTTCCAGTTCAAATAATTTCATTTTTAGTAGACGCCTTTACCGAAATCAAAGTTTTTCTTACTTTTTTTCTTTTTCTTCTTTTTCTTTTTGTAAGGCGACATACTTCCTAAAAATGCATACCCTCTGCTTACAGGTGTAGGTGTGGAATCAGCGGATGATGAAGTAGAACTATCTCCTGAACTACCACCATCTGCAGACCCGCTGTCTCCACTTGAACTTGCTGAACCACCGTCACCGCCTGAACTTGCTCCTGCACCAGCACCGGCTCCTCCTGAGCCACCAGCACCGCCACCAGCACCACCTCCGGCACCGCCACCGCCACCGCCACCGGCTTCTGCATTCAATTTGATTGGTAATCCAAAATATTTAAATAATGTAATAATATCTTCTTTGTATTGAACTAAACCTGCAAGTTTGAGGCCTATAATATATTTTTTAATCTCTTCTGGTGTTTTTAAATTTTTCTTATCGATTTCCTGCTGTACAAGGTCTCTCATTAATTTTGTATTTCTGTCCATGTTATCGAAAACTTCTCTAATATGCATTATTTGACTCCTATTTGAGGATAAGGATATATACTATTTGTACTAATAGGATAAATTGTTCCTACCTCTAATGCTAAATTTTGTATGTCATTTAAATCTTTAACATAATGAACTGTTTTAGTTTTCTTATTCATGAATAATATACCCTCTAATTCCCCATCACTACGTTTAATATTTAAATAGTTAAGTATATTATATGCACCATATTTTTGTTTAAATGCTGAGTCATCTCCTGCATCTAATAAATTTACTAATTCTTTATATTGTGCTGACGATAAGTTAGTATTAGTTGCTTTAAATATAGCCATAATACTTAATAATGCTTGTTTCTTCCTTTCAGGATTTTGTTGCAATACAGGATTTTTTAACATAGCACTTAATTGCGTAGAGTTCATTCCTGTTGTTGCCGCACCTGAAACCTCATCTATGTCTGCAAAGTCTTGTTTAAATTTTTCTACTTTACTTGCCCATGTTTGGTCAGGTTGTACATGCCAGTCTTTAAAACGAGCATTTCGGCTTGTTTTTGTTTTTACTTCTACATTTCTACCATCTATTAGTAAATCTCCTGAACCGCCTGTTGAACCAATACCTTTTATTTTCTGACTTAATACTGCAAGTAAAAACTCTCCTGCACCTATACCATATGAATCTACATCCGCTAAATCGTCTATAAGTTCTGTCATATAAATTTCGTCTCCATACCCTTTAAATACTTCACTAAATGTTTGCCCATTACCTGAAAGTAATTTTTTAACATCTATTAATTTATCTTGTTTCCAACTTGCAAACAGTTGTGCTCTTTCTAATGGTGTCATTTCTATACTTGAAATTATTTTAGCAAGTTTTACATTAGATTTTTTAACTTCCTCGTCATCTATATCTTCTAAATTAGATGTCAAACTGGCTAATCTACCACCTACTCCCATATCATCTAATAATTGTTCTATATATTGAACTACTTTGTCTGTTTGCTTATCTTCATCTGGTAGTCCTTTTATTCTATCAATTACATCATCTTTATTTTCTACAAGTTTTACATGCTTTTTAATTTGTGGATCTAGTTGTGAATTAATATACTGCTTCAAAATATTTCTGCAATCTGCTTCTTTGCCGCCTTGTGCTCTTACGGCTCTAAAATCTGATAGCATTTGAGGTACTGGTAAGGCCCAATATGCATCCATTTGCTTTCTAAGATCTCCTGCCTTCATAGGCTCAGCAAGTAGTTTATTAAGCAGATAAGGAATACTATTGTCTGGCAAAGCATCACTAGATGGACCTTCGCTTTTTTTACTTAAATTTTCTAATACTTTAGATTTAGATATAATTGTTAATTGTTCCTCTAAAGGCAAATTTTCAAATCTATTAAACACACTTTCTCTTTGACGTTGAGAATACATTCTACCCCTGGCTAATGCACCTTGGAAGTCATTTGGTTCCATTCCTAATTCTCTTTCTCTCATCATGCTTTGTAAAACATCCTTTTTAAATTCTTCATCATTGTCTGGATTTTTAAGGAATCCTACCAGTCTGTTTACATCTGTTTGTACTAAATAATTTTGCATACCATTCATCATCATAGCATTAAAATTAAAATATTTACTACGCATTTCATCGTAATCTTCTATTGCAACTCCGCTTTCGTGGTCTGTTGTTGAACTATGTACATCACTTACATCATCGCCATCTCTAAAATAGTTACCGCCACTAACTTTATAATTTGTTTCTATATATTTAATAGCATCTTTTACAGCCAATAGCCATCTTTCCATTCCCACAGTAATATTATCGTCTTTTGTTCTATATTTTTGGCCGTCACTGTCATACTGACTGTGTACTTTTTTAAGTAAGTTTACACCCTGATCATTTACACCACGTTCTAATTTTAAATAATCTGCTAGGTTAGTCCAATTTGCTTTCTGTGATATAGTATTTGATGCTTCACCTTCTAACTCGCTACCATCTACACCAGCCGCATACATAATTTTTTCATCAGGCAAGCCTAAATCATTTTGATCTATATCTACTTTATTATCAAGAACTTTCTGTAGTACATTTTGTAATGCCAGTTGGAAACTAGATTCGTTTTCCATTTCTTTAGCAACAACATCTTTCATTTTTGTTGGATACAATCCCCAATCAAATGCATCAAAACGTTTTTTCTCTGCATCGTCTGTACTCTGATCCCACATCATTGCAGAACCTCTATTAATTGGCTCACCACTGTTTGGATTTTCTAAATCTTCTGTTGGAACTAAATCTTCTTGCCCAGGCGCACCGGATCTGCTATCACCTTTATGTGTAACCTCAATAGCAAAATCACTTAAAGTTGATTCCATATTATCAGGTTGAGACATATACTTACCTTGTCTATCTGTAAGATTTTCAAAAGATACATTATATTTGGCCATGAACTTGCTGAGTATTTTATTATATCCTATTCTACGCCATGTATGAAAATAATTTTTAGCATTTTCAAAATTCTTTATAAGATCCAAACCATTAAATGCATCGTCGGCCTGTGACCAATGTGCTGAAGGTATAACATAAATTTTACCTTCTTTGTTAAGGTCATCTCCAAAATGATCTAAATTATTATCTAGCCATGGCCCTCTGTCAGCATAACTATTGTCTGTGAGTGTTTCCCAAAAATCTTTATCGAAATATATAAAACTATGACTAGGAATATTTAACTTGGCTTTAGCATTATCTCTAACATTTTTTTCAAAGTCTTTGTTACGTTTATCGTATCTGTCTTTATCTGATATCTCTGCTTTAAGATCTGTAAATCCTTCTGATGTAAATATTTTATCAAACTCATTAAAAAACTTTTTAAAGCCTGCAAAGTTATTTTTAACAATCTTTTTAACTTCTGAATTTTTATGTATATTAGCGAAGTCACTTTTACTTTTATAATAATCTAAAACCATACTAAATGGATTTCTTACAACATAATCGTCATATGCTGAAGTAAAATTATATGTGTCGTCGTCTTTATCTCCTGATTTGGCTAGAAAATCCTTTGTATTATTCCAATCCCTACGATGTAAATTAAGACACCAACTATCTTGCCTATTATATTGATCTTTTATAAATCCACTTATATTTGTTCCATCTTTATCAGTAATATCAGCACCTTCTATGCCTTCTCCATCTTCAGGTGCAACTATAGTATCTACAAGAGTCTCACCTATTTTTATTAGTTTAGTTTTAATTTTTTGATACTTTTCTGGTTCACTGTTTTGTAGATCTTTTATATAGTCTAATCTAGTTCTACATTTTTGTATTAGAGAACTTTTTGCTACGTCTTCATACTTGTCATCACTTCTGATGTTTATATGATGATCCTTACTTGTAGGATGATCATATCCTCCATAAGGCTCTAAAAATTTCTTAAGACTTTCTACTTCATCTTGATTTGTCATTTTACCAGATTCAATTGGTGTAATATAATTACCGTAACCTGATCCTCTGAGTTTAGCAACAAAAGTATTTAATTGTCTTGTATGAGAAATTTCTTGTAAAAAATCCATTACTAGGCCATGCTTTTCATCATCATCTTTATTGTTTCCAAGACCTGCCATATTTGGATTTGCACCTATTAGCAAATCTGCTAATTCAACTCTTTTATGATAATCATCACTATCATCTGTTTGGAAGAATTGCCATAATTGTTTTAATATTACATCTACATCCTGATGGGACATAAATCCTGGCTCTTGTATTATATCCCTTTTAAATAAAGTATCTATTCCTTTTTTAAGTCTTGCTATATTTTCTTTATCTGTACCGTTGTAGTTTTGGTCGTTTAATTGCCTTAAGGCCAATCCTTGTAATTTTTTATCGTCTAATTCTAATTGTTTGGAATAATCTCTAAATATACTAATGTCTTTAGCTCTTACAGAGCCTCTAGTAATACCATCTGCTATATCTCTAGACAAAATTACAACAGCATTAATAAAACTCTCTTGTGATTTTTGGAATCTGCCTTCTGCCCTCTTACTTGGTGGCATGCTACTTGGCTCTATGTAACCAGTTATTGATTCGCCTTCTTCTGCTTCGCCCACCCAACTTGGATCTCTGCCAGTGCCTTTTTTATAATCTTTTATACTTTGTTTCCATTTTTTATCTGCATCTGGATCAGATAAGTTTTTATACTCGTTATAGTATTCCACACTATTACTTAAATACCTTACAACATCAAAGTAATCCTTTTTACCAACTATTTCTTTTGCTGAATCTATTATAGGATGATTAACAACTTCTAAATCTTTTAATTTTTTAGGATCTATTTCCTGTGATTTACGCAATAACCTAAATACTGCATTAACATAATCATCTCTGTATGCATTTTTATCATATCCTGCTTTCATCACAGTAGCATATCGCACAACTGCTTTTACAACTTTTTCATACATTTCATTGTAATCTGCACCACCGGCTATTCTAAACTCTATAAGTTTATTATTTGAGTCTCTGTCCTTATCATCCTTAAAGTGGATAGTATTAAATTTACCTGTATCTATTCCTTTTGATAACATTTTTTCAAACTCTTCCAAACTGTTAGCATCTCCACGTTTCATACCTTCGGCATATTTTAATATATTATTATATTGGCTTTTTGTATAACTGTTTCTAAGTCTACCAAATTCTGCTAGTAAGTACGGGTCACCTAACAGTAATGCCATTTTTAATTTGTTAAGTTCTTGGCCTTCCCTTCTACCGTTCTCATCCACAGGTGCATCTGGTTCACCGTTCCAACTCATAGTAACGTGAAGTCCTGTTGAATTATTTGTTCCAAAGTTTTCTTCACTCCAGTCAAATAAACTTTTCATTTCAGAAAGCATTTTTCTGGGACTATCAAATACCGGTGATATAAGTTCTGCACCAGTACCTTCATCAGGTTCGATACTGCTATCTTTTTCCACAGCCCAAGCAGTTGTGGTATAAGTATCACCGTAATCTCCTGATTCCGGAAAGTCCGTAAATTTACTGTTGTTCTCAGCCCAAGTATGTAATTCTGAGGCAACTTGTTCAACATCTCCGCCTCCATCACTATATTCATAACCATAATCATTTAGGAAATCACTCATATAACTATAGTTGTCATATACCCAATCATCCATACTGTAGTCTTGTTCAGCGGCCTCTGTGGCTTCATCATCTAAATTGTAATCTTCTCTAACCGCACCATCTAACCATTCATGGTATTCATCTTCGTATTCTTCTTCAACATATTCTCTTACCCAGTTTATATAAGTCCAACCATCTTCTTCACGGTTTTCGTATTCTTTGGGATCGGCGTCTTGGAAATCGTCTTTATATCTTTCTATTGCTTCTGAACTTGGACCTGAGCTACTATCTATAAACTCATCTAGCCAGTCTTCATCTTCTTTAACTTCCTGAATTTTATCTGCTACTAGGTCGTCTAAATAATCTTCTTGTCCTTTATCATATAACCATGATCTATAATCTTCATATGCACTATCTGGTAAGTCACCGTATTCGTACTCAATGTCTCCGATACTCATATCATCAACATGAGAACTATTGCCACCTTCAACATTATAGAAAAATGTTTCTGCTTCAAAACCACATTTTACTGGAGTATCTAAGGCTTCTCTTGCTACACTTTTTCTGTTAAAGTTTATTTCAAATAATTTTGGATTTGCTTCTTTTAATTTTGATTTAGCAAGTCTTTTAATTTTACCTTTTAATTTTCTAATTTGTAATTTTCTACCTTTGCCTTTAGCAAGTTTACCTAACTTACCTTCATCTACACCAGCAATTTTATTTCCTAATGCCATTCCTTGCTTAATTCTATCTTTGAAACTTGTTCTTTCTTTTTCATCAGGTATGGTATCTAACTCTCCTGGTTTATTTGGTTGTATAGCATCTACTGTTTCGTCTTTTGGTATTTCTGCTAGATTGCCTTGTTTGTCTTTTGTAATTAATGCACTAGGATTGTTTCCTTGCCCTACTTTAGAATATACTTCTGCCGTTTTACCATCTTTGCTGACAACCATATCGCCGTCTTGTAAATCTTTTGCTTTTACTTGATTAGTACTTGGCTTTGCTTGTTGAGGTTTTTGTGCAGGTTGTCCTGTTACAGTTGGAGATGCAGTACTAACATCTGGTCCACTTGCTATAGATTTTTTAGACTTATTTGCTTTTGCACTAGCACCGTGTCCGCCACCACCTACTGCACCTCCACCTGAAGATGCACCATACTCTTTTAATAAATGTTCTAAAGTTTTAACATCTTTAAACTTCATTATCTTCTCTTATTAAGTGCTTTTACTCTTTTGCTTTGTATATTAAAACGTTTAGTTCTTTGTGCTCGTCTAGACATTCTTGCACCCAATCTTGCTTTTGTTTTCTTCATTGTTAAACGTTTTCTAAAATCTATAGGCTTATTACATTGACTAGGATTACTCACTACTCTACCTTTGCGTCTACCACTTGTACATCTGATAGCACGTTTTACTGTGTTACCCATTTTACGCCAAACCATTCTGGCTTCTATAATAGGCTCATCTGTAAATTCTTCTAATCTCATAGCATTTTCATTAATAATCCAACTACTGTAGTAACCAATGTCGTAAAGGTTAATCCTACAATAGCAATTATCCAACTCTCTAGTTTGTTTAATCTTTCTTTTGTAACTTCTTTAAATTCTTTTAATTCTGATGATATTGATTCTATACGAAGCATGTCTGCAATTATATGTGCTTCTATATTACCACTTTCTACATAAGGCTTAGGTGTTAATTCTGGTTCGTTCTTTTTAGGCATGTTTTACTCTATAATAAATCTTGTTTACTAAATTCCATATTTACTGTACTTGTAGTATCTATTGTACCACCGTTAAGTACTATTCCATTTAATTCATTTTTAAGTGTATCTATGGAATGGACTCCTTCTCTTTCAAAAGCAAATTTAAAAATATAACCTGCTCCTGTTAGTGTTGGTGCACCATAATTTTCTAGTACCTGAGCTCCTACTCCATTTAGTGAAACTGGATTATTCATAACAACTGGTTGTGCTCTTAACCCTATCACTTGTACTACACTTTCAAAGTCTTTCTGTGTATTATCTGAAAAATCTCCTGTGCTTGTAATGTTAATAGTGGTAAACAAAGTATAAAATTCTATATTGCCGGAAACAACTTCCGAACTTCCCATTGCTCCACTTCTTTCTCCTGTTACCATAATATCTCCATATTCTGTGTCTGTATCTACTATTTATCGACTTTGTTAAAATGATCGTCAGAAATTGTACTCAAGAAAAAACCACCCTAGGGTGGTCTTTTCAACTAAGATAAGTTTATGCTAATGCAAATGTTTTTGCTGTACATGTAGCACTTGCTAAGTTGATTCCATCAACTGTGCCTAATGCTATAATAACGTCTTCTAAGTGAGCCGCTAAGGTTTCACTGTTTGATCCGTCATATGTGTCAGTACCTTTCTCACCGTCAACCATAAATGCTATTGTTTGATTTGTGTCATACAATGCACTCATGCCTAGGATTGAAAGATTTTCATTTAAAATAGCATGTATAACTGTTTGTATTGTACTTGAAGGTCCAGTTTTTGCGTTTACGGCCGCTCCAAATGTTACTTCAAAAAATGTTGGCTTTAAACCTATAAAAAACTTTTCTTCATTTACATATACAGGATTTACTTTAGTTTGTGCCATGTTATTCTCCTATGTTACTCTACTGCTTATTGCAGTAGTCTTACATGTATTTATCTTTTTTTCAGCCAAAAAAAATCCCCAACTAGTGAGGATTTTTAAATAAGTTTAAATTAACTTAGAATGTGACGTCTGCAATAACGTGACCTGCTATGTCACCGTTTGCTAGGTTATCCGCACCTTCTACTATCATTCTAACAACTGCTTGACCACCTATAGTGATATCACCAATTTTTAAAACTGTTAGATTTAAATTTGTTACTGAGCTAACTAGTGCGTCTAGTTGAGTCTGTGAAATGTTACCTGATTGTTGAGTAAAACTCTTAAGGAATACATCTTTACCAATAAACTCACCTGCCGCTACTGCTCTTCTATCCGTTTGTGCCATTGTAATTCTCCTAAATTTTTGCAGTAATTAATTACTGCTTTAACTTTATTTATCATTTTTCCATAAAAAAAGGGCATGTAAAATGCCCTTCTTTATATTAAGTTTAAACTTAACTAACTACCATACCAGTACCTAAAGTTACTGTTGCTGTTGCAAAGTTATAACTATTAACTGCTGATGTGCCAATTGCTCTTAGTTGGATTTGTAAAGATGCCGCATCTAACTGACTTCCGTCAACGATACAATGAATTTTACCACTGTTGTCGTCTGTTACTTCGTACATTAATGGTTGAATCATTTGTAATGCTTTTTCAACTGCTTCACCAGTTGCATCATCTTCTGTTCTTAAATCTGCACCCGTATCAACTAAAATTGCCGCTAGGTTGTGTCTTGAAATAAGACTTCCTGTTACAAATTCAGCAACACCGGCTCCGTTTCCTTTTGTTTGTGCCATTTGGTTTCTCCTAAATTGTTATGCATAGAAATCTATGCGTTACCATTATTTATCTGATTTGGAATATTTTTTTCTAGTGAATGGCGTTAATTACGTTTGACTCTGCTAACACCAACAGGTTTGCTTAAGAAAGTACCTAATTTAGCACCAATATCCCAACCGCCTTTGATATCTGCCATTTTGTCTTGCCCAGCCACCTTCATTTTCTTTAAGAAGTCTTGTGTACCCTTTCTTAAATGGCCATGTGTTTCATCGCTCCAGCCTCTTTGGCCAGCCGCCGCTTTGGATAATGCTGGTGTATCTATTTTTCTAAATTGTTTTTTAACACTTTTATATTTGTCTGGCATAGCAGATATAAATGCATTCATCTTGGAATTATAATCTGCGGAGCCATGTTCTGCACTGGCTATTCCTTTTGCATCTGCAACTGACAAACCAAAAGCAGGGTTTGATTCAGCCGCCGCCTGATAAGCCGCATCAACACTGGATTTACCTAATAATTGGAACTTTTGTTTAAATTCATTTGCAAATTTTGGACTAAACTTTTTAAGTGTAGCAAATTCTAAGTCAGCTCTAACTTCTTCTGAACCTCGTGCCATTGCGGCACTAGGACCTGATCCTACTGCTGGTGCTTCACTTAATATGTCGTTTATTTTCATTTTTGTCTTTGCCTTCCACTTGCCCAATAACCTGCTATTGCGCCAAGTCCTGTTCCTGCTCTCTTATATTTATCTACATTCTTATTTAGTTTTTGTGCAATCTTTTTACCCGCATAACGACCTGCAACTGCTCCTGCCACAGTACCACCCAATCTCTTCATTGGATCTGTTTTAGTAACCTTGTCTCTTACTCTGTATTTTTTGTATTTAAGCATACTAGTCATAGGTGTCATTAACTCACTGCCTCTGCCTAAACGTCTTAACTCCTGTACTATTCTGGTTGTAACACTCTGCCTTTGTATATATCTTAAATTTTCCCAATCCATTATTAATCTACGCCATTGCTTGTACATGGATTTTTTAATCTTTAGTTGGCTTTCCAATCTAAACAGATATGGACTTGCCACAGTATCTGTTATTCTATCATTTGCTAACTTAAACATAAATTGCCAATGTGTTTTCTTATCAAACTTAAGGCTATCTAAATGTTTTTTACTGCTGAGTTTATTTCTTAGTTTAATACTTTTGCTGTCAGGATTAGATACCAAATATGCTAACAAATATAAATCTGTTGCATGACTTCTAAATAGTGTATATTTTCCATATTGTGTGCTTTGTTTTGCATAAGACTTTGCAAAATCATGTTGTTTATCATCTTTATACATTAAAAAAGTTATTAGAGTATTTAAATATAATAATTCTGCTACAGACTCACCAGTAAGTTGATTGAAGCCTGATGTAGTTCTATACAACCTTGCTTCTGATATTTCTTTATCTATTAATTTAAAGTCCATTTTATTTGCCTGGTATTCCTGTTCCAAAGTTTAGTCTGCTAAACTCCAGTCTATCTACTAGTTTTAATGCATTACCCATTCTGTCTACAGCAACAAATCCTTCTTCGCCTGTCACTTCATAACCGTTGTCTGTTTCTTTAAATGTAGGTAACTGTCTAATTGTTTCTAACTTTTTAACTATCCTTATCTTTGCTTCAATAAGTTTTAAATACAAATCATAAACAGCAACAATACCAGGAACATGTTCTTTAATAAACTTAACACCCTGTACTAATTTTTCAGTCATTTCTTCTTGTTTCTTTTCTGTCTTATAACCGTCTATTTTCTTTTGCATGAAATCTATATACTTTTGTACAAACCCTTGTGCAAATTTCGTAGGCTCGTCAAATGCTCCTGCTCTGATGTTATTATTTACATGAGCCTTTAATTGTTGTAAAAAGTCTTTACCTATTAGATCGTTTCCTTTTTCTAGCCAACCAAATGTTTCAGAATCAATACTTTTTAAATAGTTATCTGCTTCACTAATAGCACTCATTACATTATCACTTTCTTCTTGTGTAAATGTAACAGTACCACTAAAATCTTTTATTATTGCGTCTCTGTGCCATACACTAGGAGTACTTCCTAGTTCACTGCTATTAAATCCAAACTTTGCTTGGGTATCTGCTAATGTAGGTCCACCTACATACTCTGTATGCCAAACAATACCCATATCAGAACTGCTAATTTGTTTTGCTAAATCACTGTCTGTTGGTACTGCATAAACTATTGTATTAGGCTTAAAAATTAATACTTCCTCTCCATTAATAGTTTTTGTTTCTAAATCGCTTTTACTATAAAGCATATCACCTTGTGCAACTGTATTCCAATTAAGTTTCCTTAAATTTCTCAATGCAGTTTTTAATTTTTCTTGCAATCCTTCTGATGGATGATTTTCTTCTATATCCTTATCTGTAAAATTTATTTTAGGCTTTTGTGCAAATACACCTTTAGTTCCTACAAAAAATTTACCTGTTTCTGGATCTTTACCTGCCACAACGGCTGGTGCACCGTCCCATTTTGTTGTCATGCTTATTGGTGTTTTTGTATTTCCTTCCAGCATTTCGTGTAAACTGTATAGATAGTTTACTGCATCTTTGGCTCCCTGAAAGCCTTTATTAAAAATATTATCCTCTAAATGTTCAAGGTGAGTATTTTTACCTTCTGCTTCAAGTATTATTTGCCTTAAAAAACTTTCTGATAAATCTGCATATCTCATAATGGTTAGGCATTAGTTCTAATTGGCTGTTTTTGATTTCTTGCTTTGTCTATATCAGGCTGAATTTTTTGTTGTTGCCAGATTCTAAATGCTTTATTAAGATGCATTCTTCCGTCGTTTGCAATTTGTACAATTTGGTTTGCTTCATCTGAAGTTAAGTTACCTGCTTGTACTCTTTTTTTCAAGTTCTCATAATCGTCTTCAGGATTATTTTTATTTTGGTCTTGAGGATTAGTAGGAGTAAACTGAAAACTAGGTACTCCCATCATATAGTTATTAGGTGCTATTACTGTTGCAGGTTTTTTAGGTTGTACAGTTTTAGTTTTTCCATCACGTACACTTTCCCAATCTAAAGCGACAGCATCTACTCCAACTGTTTTATTAAAATTAGGATTTTTAAATCTTTTATCTTTTGTTAATTGTGTAGGATTAGGGTCTCTGGTAAATTCTCTTGGATCTTTATCACCTTTTTTTAATCTT